CAAAATCGAAAAAGGATCTCTTTCCACAAACTGGGGTAAATAAAAAATGGAAAATTCTGAAAAAAATCAAGAAAAAAAGCTATTTGTATTTAAAACTAACGAAGATAAGTGTACAGCTTTGTTGGAAAAGAAAAACTCCAACAGTCTGCGAACACAGTTCACCGTGGTCAAGCTCTGGGGTCCGTGGAGTGAATTTGATTCTGATGTGAAAATCGGAACGAACCTTTGGTTTGGCAATCTGGAAGTACAGGAGATGCGGGTCGAAGGAATTTTGAAAGAAGAATCTGAATTTCAGCCGCTCTTTCCAGAAACCGAAGCAAAGCTTCCCGTTCCCAAAGAAGAGCCGAAGAAGCTTCCAGCTCCAGAAACAAACCTATTCACCCCGTTCAAGTTCACCCACACAAAAGAAACTGCTTTTTATTTTGGAAAAACGTTAGGGTCTGTTGATGTAGGAAGAATAGCAAAAATCCAAATGATTCAAGATGAGGAGGAGAAAGTAAAACATGTATTTGTAATACACCTTTTTGATCGTCATACTGAAAGAGGCTACAGTCCTTTCGAAATTGACGAAGAAAAGTTTTCCGAACTGAAACCGATCTTCTATGATGATTTTGATTATCTAACTCGAAGGGCGGAGCAGTTCCCAGAGGCAAAGAAGAATGACAACGATGCTGCAAGTTGATATGCACGATGATGAGCCCGTACTGATACTACGGGCTTCAGAAGCAATCACTCCAACAATACTAAGCGTGGCTATTCATTATTATAAACTTAATGGATATCCAGAACAAATCATCCTTTCATTGACTGAACTTGAGCAAGCAATGGAAGAATGGCGTGGGAAAAACCCTGAAAAGATCTTTAGAATAGGATGTGAAAATGAAAAACAAGGGCAAGAGCAAGAGTCTGACAGCGAAACAAGTCTGCGAAATGACTCATCAGGTTTATGATGATGAGCGAAAATGGAAAAAGAAAATGAAACGATCTATCAAAAACATAGATGATTTGATTTTACAAAGTGCTCAAGACGGTAGCTTTTCTATCGTATTCAGTGGCAGGAGTGCAGTCAAAAAAGAATTAGATGAACTTGAAGCTCATTATGTAGCACTTGGATATACATTCAGGTATAAAGTTAATGAAAATTACGAGAATCCAATCTGCTTGATTCAGGTAGCATGGCCACCTGATCTAACTGCTGAGTTTCAAGCCATTGAAGAAAAAATGAAAGAATTTGATGAAGCTACTGATTACAAGTATGCTCCAACTGAAGAAGAAATACAAGAAGAATTGAAAGCAGAAGAGCAGCTGGACAAAGAAGCCAATCAAACTGGAAATATTAACTAAGGAACAAAAATGCTAATGACAACAAAAGAGTTTGCCGAGAAGTTTGACATCAACTACACTCAGGCGACTGGAGCTATCGGATTCCTGCTTTCACTGGGAGTTGTCGAAAAGACAACTGAATCAGTCAGAGAAGTAGGCAAGAAGGGAAAACCATCTGCCAAGTTCAGGTTTCCGATAGCCAAGACAATCATCTTTGATCTTGAAGCTTACGAACGCGAAAAGAAAAGAAAGGAAAAGTTAAAAAAATGACACTCTTTCAAGTTTCACTTATTGTTGGCTGCGTAGTATTTGTCACGATCATGTTTTTGATGTTTCGTGATATTTACAATGCTCATACTGATTCCGCTTTAAATCGTCGAATTGCTCGCCTAATGGCAGAAGATGAAATCCGCGAAAGCCCTTGAGTTGGGGCTGAATACAGTCTAGAATGCTGATGTCGAGTTCTCCTGAAGGTTTGTGTGCAGAAGAAGCCTTTGGAGCAAAACTAAGGGCTTCTTTTGTAAACTGATGGTGGCAGTATTTCAACTGGTAGAAAGCTGGATTGTGAGTCCGGTAGTTGTGGGTTCGAATCCCATCTGCCACATAAATAATTCGGAGAGATGGCAGAGTGGATTAATGCACCGGTTTTGAAAACCGACGACGCATCTAAGCGTCCTAGGGTTCGAATCCCTATCTCTCCGCTTAATTCAAAGCTCCTGCCCTTCGTGTGCGTTTGCCGTGTAGGAAGAAGAACGCCCCAGAGCACGCATCCACTTGGTCATCGTGCTTGGCAAACGGGAAGTATCTCAATTCGTCCAGAAACTCTTTATTCCAGCTTCCGGGAACCATTGAGACATTTCCGCCGTTCACTTGGATTGAAAAAGGATCAGCTCTTTTTTCTTTGTTGCCAGTTGTTTTGGTAACCTTCCAAAGATGAACTATAAATCCAGATAAATTCTTAATAGAATTCTGAGCATCGGATTTCCCACCGTCGCCACCAGATTGCTCGATCCCGACAACAACATCAGTTCCATCTCTTTCTGCGATTCTGCGAATCCTTCTATCTCTCTTAAAACTGTCTAATTGGAATCTTTCCACGTCAAGAACCCAAAAATGATTATTTTTATCTACTCCCATTTTAACTCCAACTGTCCAGTCCCCTTGTCCAAGACTCGCAGCCTTATCCCAAAATCGAACTATCTTGGTAAATGGTGCGTCTGGAATTCCCAAACCAATTTTTGTGATTTTGAACAAAGCTCCATCAGGAGGAGCCGGATCTTGCATGTACTGAGCATTGTAAGCAATATCGCCCATTTCCTTACGAGCTTCTTCCAGCACTGAAGAAGACAAGCGAATGGGATCAAACTGACCATTTTTGTAATATTTAACTAATTCAGGTGGCTGAATTTTCTCTGACTGCAGAGCTGGTAGGCAGACGTGCCGAACCTTTTCCCGACTGAGAAACAAATCCGTGGGGTCCCCTTGTCGCAGTCGTTGCATCACTAAAAACGTAGCTGTTACCGCCCGGTTGACTTTCCGGGAAGGAATGGTCTCGGTAAGCCAATTGTTCGCCAGCTTCAATTCTGCTTGGCTGGCAGCTTGTTGCGGGTTCAGAGGATCGTCAATAATAATAAAATGTCCATGTTTACCAGTAATTGTACCATTAACACCAAAAGAAAACCTGAATCCACCTTGTTCGTTTTTGAAGTGGCCCTTGGAGTCCTGATCCTCACGCATTTTGATGTAAGGAAAACATTTTTGATATAAATCAGATTTAATTACATTACGACAGTTGGAACTCAAATCCACTGAAATAGGATATGAGTATGATCCACAAAGAATTTGAGCACTGGGCATCCGTGTCCAGATCCACGCCGGGAACATAATTGAAAGCATTGCTGATTTCGTTGTTCCCGGTGAGATATTCAGAACGTAGTCGTGAATGCGGTTTTCTCCGCGAAACACTCGTTCCGCAATAGTTTGAACGTCTTTGCATATATATTTGATATGCCAGTTCCAAACTGGCGGATTATTATTGTATGTAGTCCAAAATGTTTTAACGAACTCATAAAAGCTTTCCCTGCAAATGGAAGCCATGAGTTCGTATTCGTCAAACTTAGGAATAGTTTTTTCTTCATCCATTAGAAGCATTTTCAATCTCCCCTTCGATTACATCGTCTGGAGCAGCCTTCAGAGCTGGAACCTCATTTTTCTTTTGAATAGCTGCTAACAGTTCTTTCTTTGCTTTCAGTGAAATATTTAAAGTATCAATATTTAAATGCTTGTGTTCATGGGTGTGTTTCACGTCTACACGATCTCCATAACCCATATCGCGGTTGAAAGTCTTGTTCGCGAATATGGTAGCTGCAGAATCTCCCATATCAACTAATTTGATAAGCTTTGATTCAAAAAAGTTCTTTTTGTACAGTTGAAGGCTAGAAAGCATTTTTTGGAAAACTGGATCTTTTTTCCAAATTGACAATTCTGTGTTAGACAAATTAATCATTTTTTTTGCAACGTTTTCATTAAAACAAGAGTCAACTAAAGCTTGCAAAAAGAATTTTTGCCGAACAACTTTTGCTTGTCCTTGGAGCATGAATTCGATTGCTTCGACAGATCCAATTTTACCATTAGCATTAGACATATTGTCTTTTAATGCTTGGAACAACTCTTTTTGATGCTCAGGGAGATTGCCTATAACAAAATCAACTAATGGATTTTTCGAATTGCTTTCGTTTTTATTTTTGTTAGCAATTCGCATAATCTCTATGATTTTTTCTTTCAGTTTTGTTTTGTTGCCATTTTTTATATTTAAAACTTGAAGAATTTTTGAACTGTTGTGTCCTTCTTTTGCAAGATCGTAAACCACAAACTTTTCTTCTTGTGTTAATTTAGCTCTTTTTGTTTTCTTGACAGGTTCCATATAAACAACTCTTTCCGAAAAAAGATGGAAGAATTTACTTGCCAGAAGTATAATCGAAAGAGTTCTTTTGGGAAAGGTCTCGTTATGAGCGACAGGGTTAAATTTAAAAGAATCATAAACGATGAAATGACAATAGCTGGCTTAACTAGCCGGTTAATGTTCGCTCGTTCCGGCCTGGATTTCCTAACTCGCCGGGATCTTGAATCACAGTGTCACTTCATTTTAAAACCAACTGTCAACGACTACAAACGATACTTTGATTTTGACGGAGCTACCACAAGAGCTATTTCCGTATTCTCGGATGAATGCTGGGCAGAGCCGCCAGAAGTCTATCAAACGGAAGAAAGTTATTCTACTGCTTGGGAAAGACGATTTGAAGATTTGAATGAACGGCATTCGCTGTTCTCGTACTTTCATAAAGTGGATGTGAAGTCCGGCATTGGGCACTATGGTGGTCTTCTGATTGGTTTGGATGACGGTAAAGATCCCTCTGAGCCAGTCAGCACGATTGATCCATTGAATGGAATTCCCTATCCGGATGTAAAAAAAGAACACGACATTTTGTATCTTCGTGCTTTAGATGAGACTGAACTGAAGATATTAAAATTAAACACAGATCCAACTTCTCGGCGTTTTGGAATGCCTGAGTTGTATCGTGTTCAGTTTTACAATCCAATGGATGTAAATTATACAGTTATTAATTATTTGAACGTCCATTGGACTCGAATTGTTCACATTCCCAGTGATTCGGTAGGTGGAGTTGCTGCGGAGATCTATGCCAATCCCCGCGTACAGAATGTGTTCCAGTACCTTCAGTCTGCCCGGAAAGTCATCCACTCTTCGGCGGAAATGTTTTACAAGGGAGCTTTCCCAGGTTATGCCCTGAAGACAATTCCAGATCCAACTGGTATGACTTCAGTAGCATTAGATAAAGAATCTATATCTGCTGAAATGTACGCTTATCAAAATGATTTAAAGCGTTACGTTGCACTGCAAGATATGGAAATCGAACCCCTTACTCCGCAAATTGAAATCGCTACTGCTCACTTGGAAGATCAGCTGAAGATGGTCGCAACGGTGCTTGGAGTGCCGTATCGAATTTACATGGGTTCAGAATCAGGCCACTTGGCATCCAGCCAAGACAAAACTACTTGGAACGGTCGCGTTTCTGGTCGGCAAAAGAACAGATGCAATCCAGTAATTTTACGACCTACTTTACAAAGGTTCCAAGATTTAAATGTATTACCGAGAGTTAAAAAGTTTTATTCGGCCTGGAACGATTTAAATAATCTGACAGATATGGATAAAGCAGATATTGCCCTAAAGCAGTCTCAGGCTATGATGGCATATATCAAGGGCGGTTGTGATGTTCTCCTTCCCCCACTGGAATATTTAACAACTGTTTTAGGATTAACTCTTCCAGTTGCTCAAGCAGTAGAAAAAGCCCGATTAGGATATATTGAAGAACACAAAAAAGATAAAACTTTCCTTAGCGGGTTAACCATTCCGGAAAAAGATCCCTTGAAAAAGGGAGCAGCCAATCCGGGAACCGGCTCTAATCCAGGGGTTTCATAATGCCCGTCAATTGGAATCCAAGACAAGAAGACATTATAATTTGCAAAAGAGGAACTTCTTCTTGGTATTCTTTTATTCTCTATGAAGGCGATGGAATCACTCCGATTGATTTGACGGGGGCTACTCTTCAGCTCCAGGTTCGCCAAGGGGACGCAAATGGAAATCCTGATCCAAATGGAACATTGATGATGGATTTAACAATTGGGTCAGGTTTGACAGTTTCAGCTCCAAGTAATGGAATCATTAACGTTAATTGGACAATTGCACAAGCCAATGCAATGCAAGCAGACGATTCCATTAAATACTATTGGGATATGAAAATAACGTTCCCGGATGGAACAATTGATCGGCGTCCAAAAGACGGTCCCCCAGGTTCATTCACCGTTTTTGAGAAAATAACGCCATGAGCAATAATGCTTTATATCTAAAATTGGCACCACAATTAAACAAAACTACTGTAGTGAGAGGATTGGTAGGATCTTCACCCACTTCAGGAGATTTGAACTACGTTTACACTCAAGCGATAGCAGCTTCTGTTTGGACCATCAATCATAATTTAAATAAATATCCATCATTTACTGTGATTGATAGTGCTGGCGACTTGGTGTTTGGATTGCCATCTTATCCAAACGCAAACACTCTTGTTTTAACTTTTAGTGCTGCGTTTACTGGCGTAGCGTACCTAAATTAAGGAATAAAATGGCATCAAACAAATTCTTGTACAATGTTGACTTTTCAAAGAACGAAGTCCAAAACGCGGTTATTCAGAACCTTGCGTCTGCTCCGTCAACTCCGTCAAAAGGACAATTCTATTTTGACACTGTAAGTAATCACTTGTACGTTTATAACGGCAGTGGTTGGGAACAGGCATCAGGGGCAAGCGGATCTGGTACGGTCACAAGTGCCTCTGTGACGACTGCAAACGGCTTTGCGGGTACTGTCGCCAGTGCGTCAACAACGCCAGCAATTTCGATCTCTACGACCGTCACAGGCATTTTGAAAGGAAACGGCACTGCCGTGTCTGCTGCAGTGAGCGGCACGGATTACGCTCCAGCGACCGCAACAACTTCTGCCCTGAAAGGTAACGGTTCAGGTGGATTTTCAGCTGCCACATTAAATGATGTGGGTGCTGCAACTACCTCTTATTCGTTAAATAGTCAGCGTTTAACGAATCTGGCAGATCCAAGCTCTGCTCAGGATGCAGCAACAAAGAATTACGTTGATTCAACTATTCAAGGATTGAATCCTAAAGGCGAAGCTACTTATTCAACTACTGCTGCTCTTCCTGCTTGTACATACAGTAATGGTACGGCAGGTGTAGGAGCAACTTTGACAGCGACTTCAAACGGCGTTCTTACTATTGACGGTGGAACAGTTGCGTTAGGCGATACTATTTTAGTAAGACACCAATTAAGCAATTTACAAAATGGATTGTATGTTTGTACTACAGAGGGATCTGCTGGATCTGCTTTCGTTTTAACACGTAGTACATTAATGGATGTTTCTACAGAATATGTAGGATCATTCATAGTAGTAGGGCCGTTAGGAACTACTTATTCTAATAGCTTATGGTTGTGCACTAATACAACGGCCCCCACTGTTGGCACTACTGGAATAACATTTTCTCAGTTAAATGGAGCTACTCAATTAGTAGCTTCTACTGGAATTAACATTAGTGGAAATCAAATTTCCATATCTTCAGCATACACAGGCCAAACGTCAATTACGACTCTCGGCACGATCACAACTGGAACTTGGACAGGAACTTCTATCGCAGTTGCCAATGGTGGAACTGGGGCAACAACTGCAGCTGCAGCACGTACCAATTTGGGAGCAACTGGTACTTATACTGCTTTGATCGGCGACGGTTCCTCGACTGCCATCGCCATTACTCAAGGAGTTCATGGACTTGCAGCAACGGCCCGTCTGGACGCAATAGTTTATGACGCAAGCACTGGAGATAAAGTGTATCCTGCTATTAACGTAAATAATAGCAATGGAACTGTAACTATTACTTTCTCTGTTGCTCCTGCGTCTAATGCTTATCGTGTTGTAATCATTGGATAAAAAATATGGCAAGTAATCAGTTTTTGTTTCCTCCTGTCGTTCCTTCACTGGCATCTGCTCCAGGTTCGCCAGTGAATGGAATGGCTTATTATGACACTACATTAGGTGTTTATAGAGTATACAATAACTCTGCTTGGTATTCTTTAAGTCCTAATTTTGGATTATCTTTTGCATACCCAACTCCAATAGTACAGACTATTACAATAATTGGATATGTAAATAGTCCAAGAACTCTGACTGGAGTTAAGAACGCAAAAACTGCATCCGGTTCAGCTACAACTGCACTTACTGTTAATGGAAGTAATGTTAGTGGATTTCCATCATCTATAACAACTACAAATTCTAACTACACTATTAGCCAAGCTTTGGCTGTTGGTGACGTAGTTAAATTTGTAATCAGTGCAATATCAAGTCCTACTATGTTAGAGTTTACTCTAATAGGAACAAATTCATAAGGAAAGTAAATGACAGACTTAGAATTAAAAAATGAAATAGAAAATGGGCCTTTAGCAAATATATTTTTGGAATTTTGGAATACTGGCAATGATGTTGCTATTGCTAAAATTTTTAACAATCCGAATCTTAATGGCGGGTATGTAGAATTTCGCAAATTAGTCTCAGTGCTTGCGAAACGAAATCTATTGGGCATTGTGTTATTAGCATCAAGGTTTCAAAAACTTCCGGATGGAAGCACTTGTTCATTCGATTTGTATACGTTATTTGCTACATTAGATGCTAGTATTTTTGGAAACATCTCACCGCCTTTACAATTTGAGATTTCGTTGTTAGCTCCTGCTTTACAAGCGTTGGTTACAGCGAAGTTGATTACGAATGATGATAAGACAACAATATTAGCACAAGAGATTCAAGTGAGTCGGGCTACTCAGCTTGGCTGGGCGGTATCGATTGAAGACATTGCACAAGCGAGGAAAGCACAGTAATGGCTACAACTCTAGAACAGATTGAACAGTCGACAGCAACGACGTTACTTTCAACTGAATTCAACAGCCTGGCAAACGGTTCGAATACATCGGCCGGTTCTGCCGTGAATAACGTGCAGGCTACGGCGAACCTTAATGGTTACACACGAGCGAAGATTGAACTTTATCTTGCGGCATATTCCGGAACCCCATCAGCAAATACGAGTATTAACGTGTGGTTTTTAAGAACAGTCGACGGAACTAACTATGAGGATGGCTCTTCTTCGGTGGCTCCAGCTCGGAATCCCGATGTCGTGATCCCTGTCAACGCAACGGCATCTGGGCCGCAGCGGATTATCCGAGAATGTTTTCTGCCGGTGGGTTCGTTCAAACCACTCGCAAAGAACACGATTGGGATCTCTCTTGCAGGTAGCGGAAATACGCTGAAAATTCTGCCTAATACTGATCAAGGTGTGTAAATGTTAGGTAGAATCTACACTCCTAATCCTATTTCTAATCATTGGTTAAATGATGGATTAGGTTTTTGGCTGATGGGTATTCCCGGTTTAGATGGTGGCGATAAACTCTATGATTTGACCCAGCATGCTCCGGGCGTATTGACGCCATCGTCAGGGGTCATGTGGGGAACCGGTTCGTCTCAATGTATCGATGCTGCAACCGGGCTTACGTTTCCTGATGTCAATAACATTGCCGATCAAAACAACTATGTTCCGTTTAATATCAACGGACAATATACTGATACTGCTAATTTTTCTTTTGAAATTTTCACGTATTTGCCGGCGTCGTCTGGTACGGGGCAAGTGTTCGTGACGATGGACTCCACGCCATCAAGCGGGATGCAGTTTCGGATCGGAAACACGAATCAAATCTCGAT